AATGTATATGGCTCCACCCAAGGACATGCGTAAGAAGTCTGGTGGTAAAGTCAAGAAGATGAAGTCTGGCGGCAAAGTCCGTGGCTGTGGCATGGCGAAGCAAGGTGTTCGCGCTGCCAAAATGGTAACAATGAAAGGTTCCTGATGCGTAGATACTACCGCAAATCAGGCTGCGGCTGCTCTGAATGCAGTAAAGGCTACAAAGAAGGCGGGTCAGTCAAGGACGCGTGCTACCGCAAGGTTAAGTCACGCTACAAGGTTTTCCCGTCAGCCTATGCTTCTGGAGCTATAGCCAAATGTCGGAAGGTAGGGGCTAAGAATTGGGGCAATAAGTAATGGCTGTTCGTAAGACCGCAAAAGGCGCTGCACTAAAACGCTGGTTCAAAGAGGACTGGAAAGATGTGCGCACTGGCAAGGCTTGCGGACGCAAAGCAGGGGAGAAGCGGGGTACGCCCTATTGTAGACCCACAAAGAAGGTGTCCAGTAAAACCCCTAAAACGAGCGGCGAGATGAGTACGTCTGAAAAGCGTAAAAAGATCGCTGAAAAGAAACGGCTAGGACAACCAGCGGGTAAGCCCCGCCGTGTTTCTCCAGCCAAGAAAAAGGGGAAGAAGTGATGGAAATCTTCCAGAACGGCAGGTTCTCTTCAGGTGAACCAGTGTATCAGATCGGCACAAAGAACGCTGACGGTACATACGAAGTTAAGGTCTTTGATCTGATGTCAAAAGCACAGGCAGAGGCAAAACTTAAATCAATGGGCGTTACAGCAAAACCTGCGGCCTCCAAAAAGAAAGAAGTGCCTGAATACTCAGGTATGACAAAGAAACAGCTTGAAGCGTTAATGCGTGAACACGGTGTGGAGTTAGATCGTCGTAAATCAAAAACTGCGCTGATGAAAGAAGTAGAAGAGTATTTCAATGGCTAAAGGTGTTAAACATTACTACGCTGATGGTAGAGAGCATAAAGGCGGGATGCACAAGCACCCTGACGGCAAGCTCATGACTGGCAAAGTAATGTCTAACACTTCTAAAAAGCTGTATCACTACGGTGATCTGTCAGCTAAAGCTAAGAAAAAAGCTCGGGATGGGTGGAAAAAATGACGACATCGGGTACCACAGCGTTCAACATGGACTTCACGGAGATCGCTGAAGAGGCGTGGGAGCGTGCAGGTCGAGAGCTGCGGTCTGGATACGACCTACGAACAGCGCGTCGTTCCATGAACTTGATGACAATCGAGTGGCAGAACCGAGGGATTAACCTTTGGACTATAGACGAAGGTATTATAAACCTAACCGAAGGTACAGCTCAATACGATTTACCAGCAGATACTATTGATTTGCTTGAACAAGTAATTCGTACTGGCGCAGGTAATGTTTCAACACAAACTGACCTTACAATAAGTCGTGTTAGTGTGAGTACCTACGCTTCGATTCCAAACAAGTTATCACAGGGTAGACCAATACAAGTTTGGATCGAACGCCTTCGTGACGCTCCACGAATTAATGTGTGGCCCGTACCCGATAGTGATAATTACATATTTAAGTATTACCGTATGCGCCGTATCCAAGACGCTGGCGCGGGTGCTCAAACAGCCGATATGAACTTCCGTTTCTTACCATGTCTGGTAGCGGGTTTAGCGTACCATATTGCTATGAAGGTTCCTGAACTTGCCCCCCGTGTTGAGATGCTAAAGGCTGAGTATGAGGCTCAATTTATACTAGCGGCTGGTGAAGACCGTGAAAAGACGCCGTTTAGGTTTGTCCCAAGCGTGATGAGGCCGTAGATGGCGACACGGTTTGCATCAGCGAAGAAGGCATTAGGAGTATGCGATATTTGCGGGTTTACATATAGGCTCCGCGAATTGAAAAATTTGATCGTGAAAAACCGCGATACAAATATGAAAGCATGTCCTGAGTGCTGGAACCCTGACCAGCCGCAGCTAATGTTGGGGTCATTCCCTGTGGATGATCCGCAAGCGTTAAGAAATCCGCGTCCTGATACTAATCAGTATGCGAGCAGTAGAGCACAGATAGTTCCAGTACGAAGCACTGTGGATAGTGGTGGTACAGTAGGTACTGGATTTATTGGGCAAGTTACGATACAAATTACTTAGGAGTGATACAATGCGTAAAAAGATGGCAAAACCTAGCAAGAAGAAGATGCCAAAAACCAACCTTAAAAAGGGTGGCGGCATCAAAGTTCGCGGCACTGGCGCAGCAACAAAGGGTCTTATGGCCCGTGGACCAATGGGCTAAGATATGAACTATACCGAGCTGACAACCAATATTCAGGACATCTGTGAAACAACTTTCACAGCGGATCAGCTCGCTATGTTCACTGAACAGGCCGAGCAACTTATCTATAACTCGGTGCAGTTTCCCGCATTACGCAGGAATGTTACGGGCGCTTTGACCGCTGGGAATAAGTATCTTGGTACTCCTTCTGATTATCTTTGGAATTATTCCCTAGCTGTCGTGGACGGTAGTGGGGACTATCATTTCCTTATAAACAAAGACGTGAACTTCATTCGTGAAGCATACCCTAACGCGTCTGCACAAGGACTGCCGAAACATTATGCTTACTTCGATGACAATTCCTACATCCTCGGACCTACTCCAGACAGCGCCTACACTATGGAGCTGCATTATGGATATTATCCTGAGTCCATCGTTACTGCTAACACTACATGGCTTGGGGACGAGTTCGATTCTGCTCTACTTAACGGTGCTCTCGTACAAGCAATCCGATTCATGAAGGGCGAACAGGATGTAGTACAGATGTACGAGAAACTGTACTTGCAATCCATCGGCCTCTTAAAGAATTTGGGCGATGGTAAACTAAGAGAAGATACTTACCGTTCTGGACAGTTCAGGGCGGAAGTAGGATAAGGAGACTAATATGGCAATTACTCAAGCAATGTGCACGTCATTCAAACAAGCCCTTCTTGATGGTGAGATGGACTTCAGTTCGGATACGTCACAAACTTTTAAGATCGCGTTGTTTACGTCATCAGCTACACTTGATGCGTCTACGACTGCGTACAGCACCACAAACGAGGTGACTGGTACAGGCTATACGGCGGGCGGAAATACTCTAACTATTTCTACTAACCCTACTACATCAGGCACAACTGCGTATTTGAGTTTCTCAAATACAACGTGGTCTACAGCGACGATTACAGCGCGTGGAGCACTGATTTATCAGTCTGGTGGGTCTAACCCAGCAGTTGCTGTACTTGATTTTGGCGGAGATAAAACATCTACGGCGGGTGACTTTCAGATTCAGTTCCCAACTGCGGATGCTTCAAACGCCATTATCAGGGTCGCGTGATGACCAATGGCTGATGCGGTTGTTGTCTTTGAGGGCTGGGGTTCTTCCACACAGAGTTGGGGGGCTGGTTCTTGGGGTAACAACGTTGTTGTTCCGGGCACTACGGGTGCAGTTGGTACTGTATCTGTTAGCGGCGCAGCCACGGTTCAACCTACTGGGCTACAAGCTACAGCGAGTGTAGGATCAGTCACTGTTGTTGCGGAAGCTAATATCTTTCCAACGGGTGTTGCCGTTACGGGGGCAGTTGGTGCTGTCGATGTAGTTGCTGACGCAAATGTAATAGTTACTGGAGTTGTGGGTACTTCTGCTCTTGGTTCAGTAGACGTAACAGCGGCGGCTAATATTCCCGTAACACAACAGAATGATATTGTAGGTTCTGTTGGTACCGTAACTGTTGTAGCAGAAGCCGTTGTAGAACCTACTGGTGTAGAAGCCACGGGGGCAACAGGTACTGTTACAGTAACCGCCGACGCGATTGTTTCTCCTACAGGCGTTGAGGCAGTAGGCGCTACTACAGTAAATTATGATGGACCTGCATTTACAGCAGATGGTGCTGCCCAGCTTTCAACAGCCCAAGCTAAGTTTGGTTCTGCTTCACTACTGCTTGATGGCACAGATGACTTTGTAACATCTGACGAAAACATTGATCTAAGTTCCGGTGATTTCACAGTAGATATGTGGATTCGTCCGACAAGTGTTACAGGCTACAAAGGTTTGTGGCAGTCAGGTACAAGCTCTCTGCTTAATGTGTATTTGATTGGAGATCAGGTTCAAGGCACTGTTGCAGGGTCAACAACACTCTTCTTATCTAGTACCAGAATTTCCGCGAACGTCTGGACTATGAT